TAATGTTCTTTTCCAATATGTCAGCATTTGTGATTGAGGCGGTAAATACATAGTCGGTAATTTCGTCGTCGGTTACTGTGTGAGTTCCGTTGAATGGCGAACCGCATCCAGTAATAATAACGGATTGCCCTTGAGTAAATTCGTGAATTGTTGCCGTCTCAAAATAAGCAACGTTATTTTCTAGTTTGACTTTGTTGATTTTGCTTTGGAAAGTGACAAGCATCGCAAGAATCAAGTTCTCCGAAGTGTCAATAATGTCATTTAGGTAAGCATCTGAATACAGGGATGACGAGACGCCAAGAATGGTTCTTAGCTCTGTTGCCGTGACTATTGTTGGCATCTCGCCTTCCTTTCGATCTAGGGGTCTAAGCCAGCTCGGGAGCGGACTGGCTCAGACTATTGAGTCTTACTAAGCGTTATCGTTTGAGGTGTAGCCACCAGGAAGCTTTGGAGCTACTGCCGCATACCCGTAATACATTACGGAGATTTGGCCGCTTGCGATTACGTTGGTCTGAAGTGTCAAACGTGGGCTCTCGTAGAATGTGAGAGCGTCTGGGTTGATGACGTAAATTGATCCGTCGCCAGTTCCAGATAGTGAGCGTGAAACGTAGAGGTCTAGACCTGCGACGTTGCCGCGAACTGAAAGCGGTGAAAGTGCGCCACCTGCGTTTGATGGGTTGGAAGCGATATAGATTGGGCGACCATTGTCGTTCAATCCCATAATTTCAGCCCATACGTCTGGGGAGACTACGACGTTGCGAGCAAAGCCGAGTGATCCGGTATAGACGTTCTTTGCCGCGTTAGCAAAGAAAGCAAGGTAGTTAGCCGCTGTTGCGCCAGCCTTTGCGGTTGATGCTGTTGCGGTTGCGGATGCGCGAGTTACTGCGTAAGCGTCAGTTGCCTTTGCGTATGCGAACTCCATTTGACGGACGAGTTCAGCAAAGAACGCTGGGGAACTGCGGTCGATTAGTTCGACGGATACAGTCTGCTGACCAGCGAACTTCTTTACATCGACAGAAATATAAGCTGTGGCCATATCTGTCTCAGAAGGTGCGCCTTCTTCGTTTGTCAATGCCACAGTTGGCGCGGTGTTGATGCGAGGCAATTCGAAGGTCATTCCGGAAGCCGCTAGGGTTTCGCGAGAAAGAGCATCGATGAATCCGCGATCGCCATTGGATACGCCATTGATGAGAGTTGTGCTCTGTGGAGTTGGGATGAATCCGGCGTTGTCTGTTGTGTTATCAGCGGCGCGGAGGTAAGAACGTGCGTCATCGTCGCCAAGTGCGGCGCGGATGCTGTTCTCTAGATATTTTGCCTTTGTGAATTCAAGGCGAGGGGCGGTATAGAAAGCTGGGCGTGATGCCGCAACTGTCTCGACCTTAGCAGCTTCTACCGCTTCTTCGACGGCAGGAACTGGAGCGGTAGTGTCTGACACTTGGTCTCCTTCGGTTGGTTTGTCTGCGTCAGCGGTTGCCGGAGCAGAATCTTCTTTAGGTGCTTCATTTTCTGAAGCGGCGACTTCGCTAACGCGAGCCGAATCGATTGCTGGATCAGTAACGAGCGAAACTTCATCAAGAGTCGCCGAAGTAATTTCCATAACGCCTTTGACGTTTGTCCATTCGTTGATTTGTGCGCCAACGCTAAAACCATCGCGCAGACCTTCTGTGGCCTCAATCAACGCGTCTTCTCCAGCCATAGTGTTGGCGATTTTGAACGTTGCCACAATTCCGTTTGAAGTAACTTCGTGAGATAGCAATTTGCCAATCGGACGAGTGCGGTCGTGCTCTAGAAGCAACTTGACCGGTTTCATTTCAATTGAATCATTAGCAAACACAGTTGGGCCAACTGAAGTGTTGCCCTTCTCGTTCCAAGTCACAATAGTTCCGCTGATTGTGCGCTTTACAGTATCGGCCGCAGTAACGACCATAGGCATTTCAATTTTCATTTGGTATTAGGTCTTCCTCTCGTTGAATTTGCTCAACGCTCATCGCGCCAATGCGGTTCAAGATTTCATAAACCTGAGCGCGTTCCAATGCGTTACCGCGAAGGAAGTCGTCAAGTGCGAAGCGCGTCATTACCGGATTAGGTACGAAGTCCGGAAGTGAGAGCCTTTCCTCAATCGCCTTGAGAATTGGGCGCAGAGAGAAATCAACAAGTGATCGCCGTTCAGAGACGGCATTTGAGTAAGTCATAGAAGTCGTCTCTGCGCTCAAGAAGTAGGCTGGAATTCCGCAGGCGCGAGCCAACTCGAGGGCGACGTATTGTCTAGCCTCAGCAAGTTGTAGCGACTTAGGATCGAAACCGAACTCTTTCAAATCAACGTCAGCATTGAGGAAAGCAGTTGAGCGAGTTTGACGAGCAGTTTTCCAAGCAGATAAAAGTGAAGAAACTCTTTCGGCGGTTAGGTTTGTGCCGTTAGATTTCAAAATCATTGAAGGGGCTGGCTCTTTGGCGTAATTGACAGCCGCATTTTCTAAGAAGACAGCCGCAGTAATCGTTTTGCCAGCTCTGTGAAGTAATCCCTCATCTGGGCCATCAAAGCGAATGATTGAGCCGACGCCATTGATAGGAACCGGAGAACCATCAACTCGATAGCCGGTGATTTCGGTATTGTTGGAATTAGTATCGACTGTGACGCGGTCTGGACTTACGCGAGTCCAAGCTCTAACGCGGCCGCCGTCAGTTGATGAATACATATCAAGAACTTGGCCGTAACCGACGCCATAAAGCCAAATATCTTCAGCAAGCCAGTTATAGATAACAAAGCCAGCGACGCGAGGGTCTGGCTGATTGATAACGCGGTGAGGATCGACATATTGACCGGTGATGCGGTTGAAAGTTGTGAGCGGTAATGAGCCGATAGTTCCGCAGATAATATTTCTAGCGCGAGCGACGGAAGGAACGCTCATCGCAAGAGCTCTTGTCGTATTTGTGGCTCCGCCAAGAATATTGTAAATCTGATCCTGAATTTGAACCGGTGTTAGCGCGGCAGTGACATCGACTGTTTTCGCGGCTTTTACTTCTGGAAAGAAGAAATCTCTAAATGCGCCCATTTGACTAATATTGTAAGGCGAGTGTGTTACATAATCACAATATCGACGCCATCGTTTGACTTAGTGGCGAAGTGAGTCGCCATCGCCGAGGCAATAGCTCCACAGATAACCGCGTTACTAACTTTCCGACCCATTACCCAACCGCCGTCCCCATAAGGTAATTTGACGGCGGATAGGCATTGTTTGGTCAGCTCTTCCTGTCCCGAGTGGGCTAACCGCTGAGATGAAATAGCACCTAGGAGTTCATCGCAACTTTGAGCATAATCTAGACCATCGATGGGCTCAGTCCTAATTCCAGCAGGAGCCAATCTAGCCGCGACCGCTGACGCCGTTCGAGCTGAGTAAGCGACAAGTTGGACTGGGTATTTTCTGAACCAGTCGGCTAGGTCATTTGCCAAGGCTTTATCGTCCAAGTTCTGCGGATTGTGCCAAGTCTGAAGAAGGATTACTTGAAATTGGTCGCCTTCGAGTTTTTGGCTGGCAACCAGGGCGGCTTGTTTTCTGTCGGGGCTTAGATCGATAGCAAGCCAAGTATCGGCTTCAGGGTTGAGTCGAAGTCCCTCAACTTTACAAGCGTCCCATTGGGAAGCGTTGATAACTGGGTTTATGGTATCGACCCATTGACATAAAACTTCTGTGCGCACAATGTCTTCGGGGTCTGATAAAACCGCTCGAATGTTATCGGGATGAACTGTGTAGCCAAGTGACGGATTAGCTTGGCAGACACCTAACCAGAAGTCTGGTGAGTTATCGAACTTTATGCCGTGAGGCGCTGACCATTCGAACCAGCCAATGTCATCCGAGCCGCCGTGAATTGCGGCTAATGCTCTTTCGCGTAATTTGTTTAGGACTATCGAGTGCTGATCGCCAGCATTTGAATAAACCCATATTTGAGGATTTGGGCTGGCCATCTGGGTATAACGCAGGGCTGACCAGACATCTTCGTCTTTATACTCGCGAGCTTCGTCTAAGTGGATAGTTTCGGGGGCGGCAATTCCTCGACCGGCTGAGTTATTGGCTCGGACAATATAACGTCGGCCTTCAGTAAATTGAAGTTCTTGAAATCCTTTACTTTCCAGCTTCTTAGTAAATTCGGCGGCCAATCGGGGAGTCTGCTCAATAATGCCGTAAATCTTATAGAACAATTCTGCCGAAGTCGTAAGCTTGTGAGCTGTATGGACTTGTAACTTCTCTTTCAATACATAGATTCTAAACAAGATTTGTAAGGCCATAAACGTCGATTTACCCTGTTGCCGAGCGCAAAGAAGGGTCACTACTGGATGCGCCCATCGGCCGTCGGGTTTGTACTTCAGCGAATGATGCGCCAGCCATTGTTGCCAAGGAAGCAGTTCAAAGCCGATTTCCTCGCAAAATCGGATCATAGCTTCGCCGTGAGAGGGGTAATCGGTCAATTTTGTGTGGATTCGAGGG